CACCAGAATTATGATTTGCAAAAAGAGGAATAGATTTCTCGCTGGAAAGAGAAGTGAATAGTTCCATTTCAACGTTTTTTTTCAAGAACCGCGATGGAATGTCTACACTAAATAGCTGTCGAACATCTCCATCCATTTTCTGCCACAAATAATAGTACAATTCTTTATTCTCGATGGGGTCATGTCTAAAGGAATTCTGTGTTGTCCTTTGATTTTCATTTAACTCAGTGATTTTGTATTCACGATAGAGTTGCACATAAATATGAATATTCCCCTGTAAAAACTCCTTTTTATTTGCTTCTATTCCAGAATGATTACAAATCAGAATGAGGGGTTTCGGGAGATTATTTTCTGTGTAAAACTCATCTTTGGGAATATATACACCGCAATTTTGTGTTCCTGAATTACTAATCGGTGTAAACCATCTTTCTAGAAATGTTTCAAAGTCTTTCCCTGTATACGTTTCTTCCGCATACATTCGCTTTATGTTTCTACAGTATCCCGATATTTTTTTTAATTACTATTGATACGTTTGGGTGAGGGTTCCTCTTCGTCCACCAGCGTACTCTGGCACTTGTTGCGTAGACGACCTTCCCCGCTATTTGTTGGAACCCTGTTATACCGTCCCTGTTTTTTGAGACTTTGGCGATGGAGAAATCCTTCGAATGGTAAATACAACTTTTCTTTTTTTGAGCGAGCTTTCTTTGGCGTCAATTTTGTTTTGTATATCTTCCACAAGTTGAGTAAGAACACGGTTATAAAGCGGGTCGATTTGGGAATGAACTTGGTTTTCGAAAAATATTTTTTTATTACGCGCTCCAATTATATCTGAAGCTTCTAAAAGATCATCAACATCACGATGTATTTCTCGTAATTCCCGAACGAGCGTGTCGAGATTACCCGGACGATGATTCAACGACTTCATCCCGCCGCGTCGTCGCGTCTTCGACTGCTTTTTGTGCCCGTGCTTCAACGATTTTCCGCTTCTTTTTTTCTTTTCGCCAACGGCTCATAATGCCAGTTTAGAAGAGAAAACATTAAGCGGGAATAATTCTGAGCATTATGCGCCGGAGCCTATTTTCTTTGGTGTTCCTTTATTTCGAATCGGTCTGAACCATGCATACGTGGACATTGGTTGTATTTATATATCCCGACATTTTTTTAATCACTACTCTTGATTCGTTTGGGTGAGGGTTCCTCTTCGTCCAGCACCAACGGACTCTGGCTCGTCAAAGGACTCAATGGCACTTGTTGCGTAGCCGCGCGATGACGATGAAGACGTCGGTGAGCCAAGGCAGCTGCAGCTCTTTTACGCGAATCGCAATCCTGAATGAGCCGTTCCAACACGGCTTGTACATCCAGATTTTGCAAAAGAATTATCATCTCCTTGGGGTCGCCGTGTATTTGCAAAAAATTGTGTTCAGGCTCGTCGCCTTTCAAACCGTCGGCTTCCATGTACCCTTCTTCTAACAAAAACTCGTGGTACGCGTGCATGCCCGCCAAAATGTCGCGTTGTCTGTCCGTCAACTTGTCCCATACTGCCTGGGGTCCTTCGGGCTCCTTCAGAGACGAAGGTGTGTTCACCGGTGTGCAACAATCCATGATGTAGACGGAACTTGTAGAAGCAAGTCGCTGTGCGTCTGGGATGTTCTTTGATTAAAAAAGTCACAGTACACGATAGAATAAAAGAAATTTCCTTTTGTTGGAATGTTGGAACGACCACCTGGGGAGCCCCTGGAAAGAACAGACCTCTGGAGATGGTGGTGTCCCGGGTCCAAGGCTTCCCAAGGCTTCCCAGGCTGGGTTGTTCCAACATTCCAACAAGAGTGATTTTTTTGAGTTTGTTTTTGGTTCTTACGGGAGGGCGAGCGAAGCGAGCCTGTATGCAAATCATATTTTATGTCTTGTTGGAATGTTGGAACGACTGGTTCCTGGAGCCCTGGAAAGAAAGTCCCTGGGTCATAACTACTAGTCACTAGGCAAGTGAAACGGCTGGTCCTGTCTGGTGTCATTCCAACAATCCAACAACAGAGAGAGCTCTTTCGTGCTTTTCACACATGGCCCGACAAACGAAACCACGTCGGAAATGCTCAAAAGTGGTGATTCTTGCAGTTTGTTTTTGGTTCTTACGGGAGGGCGAGCGAAGCGAGCCTGTATGCTATTTTATGTCTTGTTGGAATGTTGGAACGACGTGCTGGAGCCCTGGAAAGAAAGTCCCTGGGTCAGAACGACTTGTGTGTTCTTTAAAGTCACAGTACACGATAGAATAAAAGAAATTTCCTTTTGTTGGAATGTTGGAACGACCACCTTGGGAGCCTTGAAAGAACAGACCTCTGGAGATGGTGGTGTCCCGGGTCCAAGGCTTCCCAAGGCTTCCCAGGCTGGGTCGTTCCAACATTCCAACAAAAGGATGTACGTTTTTATTCCACCAGACCGAAAAACTATTCAGGGATTTCCTATTCGAGTCTTATGTCAGACGAACATGATGGATTCTCATTCGTGGATGCTGCATGAAACATCGTGCCAATGACGGGAGACGGCGACGACGACCCTTCCTTGTCCACACAAAAGAGTCCGGGTTTGAAAGGTGTCCCTTCGCCGCCGGAAAAGTACTTGCCCGTGTACAAGTAGTTGCCCTCTTCGCTTTCTTCTTCTGCTTGGCCCACGACGGTGCTCGCCTCGTCATCGAGTGGACTCAAATGCAACAATTGCTCGTGTTCGCTTTGGGTATCGTGCCGGCAACGTTTCGCCCAAGAATCCGAAACGAGAGACGTGGCGGTGGGAGGAACTCGCTTCTTTTTCAATGTATCCGAGAGACGTTCCAACACCTCTCCGTCCTGATGCTGAATGAGGTCCAGCCAGGCCTTGACGTCCCCGCGAATCATATTCTTGTGCAAAAAGTCGTGTTCGGGGTTTTCGTCCTCGTCCAATTCGAGGAAATCATCGTCCAACAAAAACTCGTGGTACTGGTGTATCCCCACCAGGGCGCCGCGTTGAAATTCCGTCAATGTGGCCCACCACTCCTCCGACGAGGGTGTGTTCGAGGGTGTGCGGGCAAACGACATGACCGCGTGGCGAAAAATATGCAGAAAATTGCTCGGGCACCCGCAGGGTGCGGCAATTCGCCCGTTTTGCACAAATTGCACGTGCTCAGCAATTCGCCCGTTTTGCACAGCAGCCACCGGTCTTCAGAATTAGCAGGGAACCCGGGATTCCCCGCTAAGGTAAACAACAAAGCATTCCCATTTCTTTTTTATGGTTCTACAAACTCGACATAATCACAAGGAAATACGACTCCCGCTTCACTTTGTTCCTCGGTCACCCGTTTCATAATCTCGCCCTTGTGGGACAGGGCCTCGATGACATGTCGCTCGGAACGATTGTCGCTATACACCATGTAAATGTCCGTTGACGAACGGGTATCGAGTCCCCGCTTGAAACGGTGTCCCAGCTGGTAAATATCAATGGTTTTGAAATTGGGACTCACGTAGCAGACCCGGGGAAACCGTCCATCCTTGTCGTCCAAATCAATGCCCGAACTGAGCACCGACGTGTTGCCCAACAGGACACGATGTTCCGCAGTCGGGGCTTGAAACTTGGCCAGCATGGCCGTGCGTTGTTTGATGGTCTTGCTCCCATCAAACACCAGCGGATTGTACTCGGCCAACAGCGTCTGCAAATCCCCCAGTGTGTCCAAAAAATTCACGGCCAATACCACTTTGCTAGATGGATTCGACGTCAAGGCCGCACGCGCCAAACGCGCAAATGTGTCGATTTTCGACGTTTCGACCACAATCAAGAGACGCATCATTTGACGAATAATAGTAGCTCCCGTGCCCGCCACGGGGGCTTCGGTGCGCATGCGTGTTTGGAGTTCCCGCAGCTCGTTCAAATCTTGAATGGCCCGGCGCATTTTCACCAAGTTGGCCTCTTCATTGACATGGAAATACCCGTTGAACTTGCGCAGCTCCACCCCGTCGCCCGTTTGCAACGGAGCCATCGCATGCGACGCGCGCGGTTTGACCACGTGTATAAAGAGTTCAAAGGCGTACCGCTGTGCCCCCCAGGCATACTGGTAATAGACTCCGCCACCCTGTTCTCGAATGTACTTGGAACTCGACTGCGTAATGTAGAGATTGCCCTTTTGGGATTTCCGCGTGCGAAACACGTCGTGCAGGTAGCGGACAATCTCGTTGATGCCCGCGTACTGATGTCCGGACACGATTTTGGGGTGGCGCATGATGCCGAGCGTTTTGAACAAGCGGACGGCCTGGCACTCTTGGTCAATGGGACTGCCCGACATGAGCAAGACGCGGGAATTGCCACCCTGTTTGAAACTCTCGTAAATGTCCAAAATCATCGTTTCGCAGGCTTCGGTTTGCGCACAGTCGTTTTTAATCTGTTGGAACTCGTCGAGGACGAGGAGGACACCGTCGTCCACCAAGTGGCGGAAGATCTCCGTGGTTGTGAAATTGTACTTGTCGACACTGCGAATTGTCCCGTTTTCTTGCGGCACGTCGACGGTATAGTCGTTGCGCACGAGGAATCCGCATTTGGGACTGCAAAATCGCTTGCCGGCCACTTCGCCATAGGTCAGATTGGCGCGGCTCTGGAGGGCATATTCCGCATTGACTTGGAACCACTTGGTTTTGACGCTGAGGGGGGAAATGGTCACAATGTGCTTGTATGCGCCTTGTTGGAAGATTTTGGCGGCCGTATACGTCTTGCCCGTGCCGAGCGGCGACAAGTCGAGGGAAAAGTGAAACTCGTCGAGACTCTTTTCCAACATGGCCACGTGGCTCACTTGATGGGGATACAAGCGGATGGGGATGGTGGAGGGTTGAGGTTGTGGTTGGACGATGAAATTTTCGGGAATAATGTCCATGGCATCCGCATCCGTCGCAGCAGCAGCAGCAGCAGCAGCAGCAGCTTCCTTGGGTTTCACCAGCGTTTTGGAACAATAGCCGCAGTCGCGTTCGCCAATGCCGCGAATGCGAATGACCGTGGTGGCCGTGGCATCCAAATCGTGGTGAATATCCAAAATATTTTGGTTGATGACGTCGAGCAAGGTGCGCAAACGGTCCGTCAATCCCGCCAGATACTCGGGCGTGGCCACGCCATTCCGGACAGCATGATACAAGTCACTTTGGAGTCCATCGGTGTTGGCCAAGTAAATGTGCAAGATGCCCGACAACAATTCGCACGACTGTTGCCGGGTATAGGTGCGATAGACGTGCGACTCCCACTGTTTGTCGGTGAGTTCCCCGAGGGCATACTTGACCTGGAGTTCATCGAACTTGTCGCGGGATTTGCGGCTGATTTCCACCTCTTGGAATTCGGTGGAGCGGAGGTAGCGGACGGCCTTGGGGGCATGGTACAAGGCGTCAATCACGTCGGGGGCCACGTCGATGTGGGCCGCACGCAACACTTCGCGGAGAACGGAGAGGGGGATGCGGTCGTTTTCCATGGACACGGCACACACGTCTTGGGCGGCGTCGTTCCCCCCGCCATCCATATGTTGAGCCGTCCGACGGATAAGACGTTCGCGGTAGTGGTAGTTGCTGGAGCTGGTTAGCACAGTGAGGTGACGGTAACTGAAATGCGTATTGCAATTGGTGCAGTGCATGTGGTCACACCCTTCCGTCTTGAAAATGCGGACGGAGCATTTGGGACAAGGCTTGGACGTTTCTTGGAGTTCGCGGATGGTTTCCAACAAATTGGCGTCGCACATGTGTTGGCTTTCGTCGTCGTCGGACGTCGGAAGTTGGACCATGCACTTGTCGCACACTTGGATTTTGCACACATTGCAGGCGGTGCCAATGACGGAACCGCGGCAGTCGTTGACGGGACAGGGGCACAAGACGCGGAACGTGGC